TTAATTGTTCTTTTTTTTTCTCCTATTATAGTATAAAGAATATAGCATAAATGGGTGGTGGTCTTCTTCAACTTGTTGCTTATGGCGCTCAAGATGTTTATTTAACAGGTAATCCTCAAATTACTTTCTTCAAAGCTGTCTATCGTCGTCATACTAATTTTGCTATAGAAGCAATAGAACAAACTTTTAATGGTACTCCTGCTTATAATTCTCGTGTTACATGTCAAATATCACGAAATGGTGATTTAATTCATCATATATATCTTCAATTACGATTAACTGGAACAGGTGGTAATTATAATAAATATTTTGGTTTAAGAGTTATTAATTATGTTGAAATTGAAATTGGAGGTCAAAAAATAGATAAACATTATGCACATTGGATGTATATATGGAACGAATTAACTTTACCTGTTTCTAAACGTGATGGTTATAATGATATGGTTGGAGCTTATGGTGGAGCTGTTAATGATACTATTAATGAAGTTTTATATGTTCCTCTTGAATTCTGGTTCTGTCGTAACGTAGGTTTAGCTTTACCATTAATAGCTTTACAATATCATGAAGTTAAAATTAATATCAATTTTGAAAATGAAGTTAACTGTCGTTTAGTTTCAGGAACTACTACTGCTATTCCTTTTAATGCTTCATTATGGGTTGATTATATTTTCTTAGATACAGATGAACGTCGTCGATTTGCTCAATTATCACATGAATATTTAATTGAACAACTTCAATTTACAGGTGAAGAAGCAATTTCTTCAACTAATGTAAAATCTAAACTTAATTTTAATCATCCTTGTAAAGAATTAGTATGGTTTTTAACTAATTCTGATAATAATAATATGAACTGGTTTAACTATACTACATGTCTAAATAATGTAGTTAGTGGAACTACTAGCACTACCGCATATGAATCATTATTAACCTATGATGGTGTTACTGGTAATAATAATGAAGTTGTATATGCTTCAAATCCAGTTGTTAGTGCTAAATTAGTATTAAATGGAAATGATCGATTCGCTTATCGTGATGGTTTATATTTTAATGTTATACAACCATATCAACATCATGAAAATATTCCTAAGAATGCTGGTATTAATGTATATTCATTTGCTTTAAAACCTGAAGAACATCAACCATCAGGAACTCTAAATATGTCTCGTATTGATACTGCTATGTTAAATATGACATTATATAATAAGACAACAACAGTAAACGGTAATAGTGTTAATTATGATAATACTAAATCTACATTATTTGTTTATGCATCTAATTATAATGTTCTTCGTATCCTTTCAGGTATGGGAGGATTAGCTTACTCTAATTAATTTTTAATTGTTCTTTTTTTTTCTCCTATTATAGTATAAAGAATATAGCATAAATGGGTGGTGGTCTTCTTCAACTTGTTGCTTATGGCGCTCAAGATGTTTATTTAACAGGTAATCCTCAAATTACTTTTTTTAAAGTAGCTTATCGTCGTCATACTAATTTTGCTATAGAAGCAATAGAACAAACTTTTAATGGTAGTGCTAATTTTGGTAATCGTGTTACATGTCAAATAACTCGTAATGGTGATTTAATAAATCGTGTTTATTTACGAGCTAGATTTACTAATAATTCTACTAATGCTTCTACTAATATTGAAAATAACGGTTTTGCTTTAGTTCCTTATTTTGGTCTTAAATTATTAAAAACAATTGAACTCGAAATAGGTGGTCAACGTATTGATAAGCATTATGCCGAATGGTTATATATTTGGAATGAATTATCATTACCAGCTGGAAAACGTGATGGTTATTATTTAATGGTTGGTGGTGATAAATATAATCATTCTATTTATCTTGGTGCTCAGCAATCATATACTGTTAATGTTCCTCTTGAATTCTGGTTCTGTCGTAATGTAGGTTTAGCTTTACCATTAATTGCTTTACAATATCATGAAGTTAAAATTAGTATCGAATTTGAAAATGCTGCTAATATTGTAGATAAGAGTGATAATTATTCAGACAAAGCTTTCAAAATGCCTAAAAAGGATGGTTCTATAGATACCACTACTGGTTATAAAAATAGTGCGTTAGGAGGTGCTTCAGCTGCTTTAACTAATATTGCCTTAAATGATGTATCATTATGGGTTGATTATATTTTCTTAGATACAGATGAACGTCGTCGATTTGCTCAATTATCACATGAATATTTAATTGAACAATTACAATTTACTGGAAGTGATAGTATTACCGGTAATGTAAATACTATGAAGAGTATTCGTATGAATTTTAATCATCCATGTAAGGAATTAGTATGGGTTGTTAAACCAACTGTCGCAGCAAGTCCTAATGCTGATTTATACTGGACTAATTTTAGTACTCGTAATGCTGATAATAATGTATATTTAGGAGAAAATCCTATATCAAAAGCTAAAATACAATTAAATGGTAATGATCGTTTTGCTGAACGTGATGGTAATTATTTTGGTTTAGTTCAACCATATCAACATCACGAAAATTCTCCTGATGTATTCCATCGTGGTATTAATGTATATTCATTTGCTATAAAACCAGAAGATCATCAACCATCAGGTACTTTAAATATGTCTCGTATTGATACTGCTATATTATCAGTTTCTTCAAAAGTAGCAGGAGATATTTATATATACACTGTTAATTATAATGTTCTTCGTATTTTATCAGGTATGGGTGGTTTAGCTTATTCTAATTAAACAAAAATAAGATTATAAAAATAATTATAAAGGTATAATATTTGTACAACAATTTGGCTGTTCTTTTCCAATATTTTCTTTTTTATTTTTCGCAAGAGTATTTATTTCTAATAATCTTACTTCTCTATTTTTTAATATTTTTTCTAATTTAATATCATGTGTTGCTTTAATTTTATTAAATTTAATTATATCTGTATTTCTTATATTTTCAAATATACTAATTGCTTTAATATCTTTATTATAACCTTCTATTGTTTTATGAATTTCTTTATATATTTCTTCATTTAATTCATTAGAAGTTTTAAAGAATTGAATTAAATCTTTTTGTTTATCATATAAATTTTTATAATTAAATAATGTATCATGTATATTTTTTAATTTATCCATATTTTCTTTATAATTCTTAAATTTAGCAATTGAACTTAATACTGTTAATATTGTACTTATAGATAATGATAATACATTAATTATCAATGATATAGTTTCTGTTGATATATATTCAGATATTTTTGAATTTTTATATGTTGTATCATAATTAATTATTGTTAATCTTATAGCCTCTACAAATGTTATTATAGTTGATAATACTAAAATTGCCAAAGATATATTATTATATCTATAATATAATGTATCATATTTTGAAGATATTATATATAAATTATTAATAATTTTTTTTTTATTATTTTTTATAATTAGTAATAAATCATTTATCTTATTATTTAAAGGTTTTATATCTAAATCTTTATCTTTATTATTTTCATCTATTATTATATTTACTAAATCAGCGGTTGGTTTAAATTTATTATTTTCATCTTCACTCTCATTATCTGAAGATATTATATTAATTGTTTTAAAATCTTTATCATTATTTATAGGATCTATTTTAGGAGAATCTTCATCATTTAATGAAATCATATTTAACATTTCTATGTTTTTCTTATTATTATCATCCATTATAATTATATCTGATTATTAATAATAAGATAATTATAGATAAAATAACGATAATTAAATCACGTATATCAAAACATCTTTTTATTTTATTTTTCTTATTATATATTATATTAGCTAATTTTATTGAATTACTTATAGCAGATTCTACACATGTAAATGAAACCTTATGTTTTCCGTTATGTGTTCCTAATGTATATAAATTTTTATAATATGGACTTACAAAATTTATATAATCATAATTTGGAACTTTTATATAAGATTTTTCATTTGATATCCATTTATTATCATAATAATAATTATTTATAAAATAAAGCGATTCTTCTGGTATATTTTTATATATAAATCTTAATTGTCTAAAAACTTCATTCTTTAATTCTTCAGGATCTTTACATTCATTTGCTGATTTATTAATATAACTAGATTTAATATCAGTATATATTACAGCACAACTAATAACTGTTTTAGAATTATATTCTTTAAATTTCATATATTTACTCATATTAGTGGTAAGTAATCCCCATTCTGTTGTAATATTAAATGTATCAATATCATCAATTAAATCTTTTAATAAACTATTCCAATGAAATGTAATAGATATATATTCGTTATATTTAGTAATATTTGAATAATCGGTTAATTCTTTAAAATCGCCAAAAGAATTTTTTAATTCAGACTTTTCTAATAATTGTTGTAAATTTTCTGGCGGAATAGCAAATATAAATTTTTTAGCTTTTAATTCTTCACCATTAGTTAATATTACTTTTTCTATAATATTTTTATTTGCTACTATATCTTTTACTCCATTATTAATTATAAAATTTACATGATTTATTTCTAAATATTTTTTCCAATATTTAAATAAACCTTCATCATTAGGTATTTTAGGTATATAAACAGAATATAATAATGTTTGAATAGTTATATTAATAAATTGATTTAATGATATTTTATCACAACCACCACCATCAAAACTTCTACACATTAGATCAATTTTATTAATAGTATTTTGTGAAAAATTATTATTTATCATATAAGTTTTCATTGAAATATCTATACCATGATCATTAACAAAAATAACAAAAATAAAATCTCTTATAATATATAAAAGTTCTGTAAATGAAAAAATATTAGTTTCAAATAATAATTTATTAGATACATTAATAAAAGAATATGATTTTGAAAATATATCATAAAAATTTAAATTCATAGATTTTAATATTTTAATAAAATTTACATAATTATTTATATAAATTCTAGGTCCATGTTCACAAAAATAATATTCATCTTTATATTTTTTTCTATTTACTTTATGACATCCTCCAATTGTATTATCTTTTTCTATTATTAATATTTTTTGATTAGAATCTGCTTCTATAGAATAATTAGCAAATGCTAATCCAGAAACTCCTGAACCTATTATTATAATATCATACATTATCTATATTATTAATTAATTTTTCTTTTTAACATTTACATTTACTTTATTTTTATTTTTTACAAATACACTAGGATCATAAGGTTGTTCATTTTCTTCTTCATCATCATAAAATAATTTATTTTCTTTTTTTTCATTTTCTATAGCACATAAATTCCATAATTCAGGTGAACATAATCTAAAATCTCCCACATCTCTAGCTTTATACCATTTGACTTGATCATCTATTTTATTAGTTTGTGTTTTATTATCTATAACTAAACATGAATAATCAGTTGTACAATTATCCATTACTTTACAAAATGTATGAAAATCATTAAAAAATCCAGCATAGTGATTATATAATTTTTCTCTTTCTTTTATAGTATTATTATTAAAAATAAATACATAATCCATATTAGCTCTTAATATTGGTGGTAAACCTAAACAATATTGCATAGTAATTAAAAAAAATATATTATAATGTCTTCCATTCATAAATATACATCTAATATTTTTATCATTTTGCCAGCTTTTATCATATAAACAATCATCTAATATTAAAAATGCTCTAGGATCTATATCACTCGTTCCATATTTTTTTATTTGATCATTTCTTTGTTTATTTATTTTTATTTGTCTATTTAAAAAATTTTTTATAATATCTGGGTGATATTCATCATATATTAAAAAATTAGGAACAAATTTTTGAAAAAATTGATTTGCTTGTTCTGTAGGAGAAATTACTACACCACATGGAATATTATTATGATATGATAATATATTTCTTAAACAATAACTTTTACCTGAATTTCTGCGTCCACACATCATTACTACAGAATCTGGTTTAATAATTGAAGGGTCAAATTTTTTAATTTCTAATTTCATTATTAACTTTATTTTATAATAATATTTATATCTTAAATGCGTATATTTTTTATTGTTATTATTAAAGATATAAATTAGAATAAAAAAATGGAATATTATATTATATCTTTAATAATAACTGTTATTGTATTTGGTATAATTCAAATAATAGAATATAGAAAAATTTCTTATGAAAATCAATATGATGAATATAATGAAAATACTTATTCATTATTTACTATAAATAATTGTTTATTATTTGGTATTATATATATTGTAATAACTATAGCTTCTTATTTATTATATTCTTCAAATTTAAATTTAAATTTTGGATCTTATTTTAAATCTAAAACAGTTGATACAAATAATATAAATCAAAATATTAAAGAAGAAATAAATCCAGAAGTTATATCAAAAATACAAGATAATTTTGAAATTGGATTAGATCCATTTAACTCTGACAATTCTAGTAATGATTCTGTTTCTATTTCATCAAATAGTGATAGTGATTAATAAAATATATATTTATTATTAAATATATATATTTATAAAAAAATGATTAATTAAATATTAATAAAATTACATAAATATGTTAAAATATTTAGCGATTATCATCATTATTATTATTACGACAAATATTGTAGATGCTAGAAATAATCATATGAAAAATTATATGAAAAATTTAAATAAAAATATTGTTAGTTATTGTAACAATCAAGCACTTTTAAAAACAAAAAGTGAAGAATCTTATAATTGTATGATTTCTAATAATGATTGTAGTCATATTGATAATTTTACTGAATATATGAATATTAGAAATGAATGTATTAAAGAAAAAAGAAATTCATTTACTGTTGGATTATTATATGCGTTATTATTGATTATATTTATGGGATTATTTAGTTGAATTATTATTACTAAATAGAACTGTTATTAAACTATCATATGTTAAATCATAAATTTTATTTTGTGGAGTTTTATCATAATTTTCTCCACTAAAATCAGCTTTAATTATTTTTTTTATATCATATTTAAAATTAAAAAAATCTGCTAAAATAATTAATAATATAATATAAAAAGCATATAAATAGAAAATAAAGAAAATATCTTTTAAATGTATTTTAAATTTATTAGGATAAAATGATAATATTGGTAAAATTTTTAAAACAATTAAAACAATAAAATATTTGAAAGAATTAGATAAATTTAATTTTTTTTTGTAAAATAAAACTATAAGTAATATTATATTTTGAATAAATGTTATTATTAAAGCAAATAATGGATTAAAATATGTAAATAATTCAAATTTATATAATAAATACCATATAAATATAATTAAAGAAAATGTTATATCACTAATTAAAAATAAATTAAAATCTGTTATTTTTAAATCTTCTCCTTTATACTTAAATGTAATCATCTTAATATGTATTGTCTATTTATAAAAACTAATTTAATAATTATCTCAAAAAATTATTATAATTAAATAATAAAAATCTTTAATTATTCTTTATCAGTATCATCTATTATTTGTTCAATTTTATTATAAAGTATAGAAAACAGTGATTCTCTTTTTATTTCAGCACAATGTAATGTTGTGATAGAATTATAATAATCTTGAATTATTTTTTCAGTAATAGAATTAAATCCAATTATTTTTTCATAATTTTCATCAACAATTGAATATAAACTTTTATCAGTATTTTCATAATATTCTTTAATGATTGTATTAATAAAAGTAGTTTCGTCAAAATTTGTAGATGTCATATGTATATATATTATAATTATTATTTTTAAATAATACAAAACCATTTAAAGAAGATAATAAAAATAAATAATATGAAATACTTTAATTTTCCTAATTATATACTATTTTCATTTTCTTATAGTAGTATCAGAAAACTATATTATACAAATGATATTAAATATAAAAAAATAACTAAAGAAAAAATAGAAGAAAGGCCTATATTATATATTCATAAATTTATTCATTTATTATTTGCTGGTGTTACAGGTATATATATTACACCACTTCATTTAATAAATGATATTGAAAGAATTGAAATGTATACAAGAAATATAAAACCATTTGAAGAAAATAATAAAAAGAATGAAGATATAACATTTTTATCTGTTTTACTAGATACTCATGAGGTAAATTAATAAAATATATATAAGAAATTATTAATAAATATTAATTGACTTTTAAAAATAATGATTATAGATGATTATCTTAAATATCAAGAAGAATATTCAAAAAAATATGGTGAAATGACTATAATATTGATGCAGGTAGGATCATTTTTTGAATTATATTCAATAGTTGAAAATTGTTCATTTTTATATAAAATAAGTGATATATGTAATATTCAAATATCTAGAAAAAATAAAACAATTAAAGAAGTTTCAAAAAACAATCCTTTAATGGCTGGATTTCCATTATATGTTTTAAATAAATTTATTCAAATATTACTTCAAAATAATTTTACAATAGTTTTAATTGAACAAATATCTCAACCTCCCAATCCTGAAAGAAAAATAACAGAAATTATAAGTCCATCTACTAATATTAATATTCTTTCAAAAAAGAGTAATTATATTATTGTTTTTTATTTTGAAATTATAAATGATTTATTAATAGTTGGTATTAGTGGTGTTGATTTAACAACAGGTAAATGTTTTATATATGAAAATGGTTCAACAAATAAAGATAAACAATTAACATTAGATGAATGTTATAGAATATTATCAATTTATAATCCTAGTGAAATATTATTACTATCAGAAGATATTGATGATTATAATAAAAATCAAATATTAAATATTTTTTCTGGTATAAATTCATTAATTCATAAAAAATTTAATAATTATGAATTACTTTCTTATATGAAAAAAATAGATTTTCAAAATAAAATTTTAGAAAAAGCTTATGAAAATAACACAATGTTATCTATTATAGAATATTTAAATTTAGAAAAATATAATATTGGTAGAATTAGTTTTTGTTGTTTATTACAATTTGCTTATGAACATAATACTGATATAATTAAAGAACTTAATATTCCTGAATTAATTGAAAATTCAAAAAATTTAACTATTGAATATAATAGTGCTTTACAATTAAATATTATTAGTAATAATGATAATGAAAAACCTTTATTAGATATTTTAAATAGATGTTCTACTGCTTTTGGTAATAGAAGTTTTAAAGAAAGATTATTAAATCCTATTAATAATAAAGAAGAATTAATATATAGATATAATAAAATAGAAGAATTATTAAAAGATGATATTTATAAAAAAATATACAAAAATTTAAATGGTATTATTGATTTAGAGAGAGTAAAAAGAAAAATATTATTAAAGAAACTTCATCCATATGAATGGAATTCTATTATAAATTCTCTTGAAAATGGAATAGAAGCATTTAAACATATAAATGAAATAGATGAAATTAATAAAATTAAAGAAATATTAGATGAATTAAAAATATTAGAATTAGAAGAAACAACTAAATATAATTTAAATGAAATAAAAACAAATATATTTATTAAAGGTTACAATGAAGAAATAGATAAATTAAATGATATTTATAATAATAATTTAGAAATATTAAATAATTATGTTAATTATATTAGTAATATTGATGATACATTATGTAAATTAGATTCTAATGATAGAGAAGGATATTTTATAATAATTACTAAAAAAAGATATGAAAATGCTTATAAAAAAGATAAAAATTATATGTGTAAATTTGATAAAAAATTAATGACAAATAATACTACATATAAAATAACATCAAAAGAAATAAATGACGCATCTAAAATTATAGAAAATACTCAAAATGAAATACAATTACTTATAACAAAAGAATATTTAATATTTCTTGAAAATTTTATTAATAAAAATAAAAAAAAACTAGATGATATTATAAAAAAATTATCAGACCTTGATATTTATACATGTAATGCTCGTAATGCTATTGATTATTGTTATCATAAACCATTATTAGATTTATCTGGTTCTAATTCATTTATTAAAGCTGAAAATTTAAGACATCCAATTATAGAAAGATTAATTAAAGATATTGAATATATTGGTAATGATATTTATTTAAATCAAAATGGTATATTATTATATGGTATTAATTCATCAGGTAAGAGTTCATTTATGAAAGCTATAGGATTATCTATAATTATGGCACAATCTGGAATGTATGTTCCATCAACATCTTTTATATATTATCCTTATACTCATATAATGACTAGAATATGTGGAAATGATAATATTTATAAAGGAATGAGTAGTTTCGTAGTAGAAATGACAGAATTAAGAAATATTCTACAAAGGGCTGATAATAATAGTCTTATAATTGGAGATGAAATCTGCTGTGGTACTGAAGCTATATCTGGTATTTCTATAGTTTCAGCAGCAATAAATGAATTAATAGAAAAAAAGGCATCATTTATATTTACGAGTCATTTACATGAATTAACAGATATATCGATAATAAAAGAAAATATAGATAAAAATTTGAATATATATCATATGCATATAGAAATAGAAGAAGATAAAATAATTTATGAAAGAAAATTAAAAAAAGGTCAAGGATCAAATATTTATGGTATAGATGTATGTAAATCTTTAGATATGCCTTTAAATTTTATGAAAAATGCTGAAATTATAAGAAAAGAATTATCTGGATTAACAAAAACTATAATAAATACAAAATCTTCAAATTATAATTCATCATGTATAATTGATATATGTGAAATTTGTAAAAAAAATAAAGCAATTGAAACTCATCATATTAATTATCAAATAAATGCTGATAAAAATGGTAATTTTTCTAATTTTAATAAAAATCAAAAACATAATTTAGTATCAATATGTGATGATTGTCATAAAAAAGAACATAATGGTGAAATAGGAATAATAGGATATAAACAAACAAATAAAGGAAAAATATTAGAAATAGATAAAAAGGCAAGAATTTATAAATTAATAAAAAAGGGAAAAACTTGTTTTTATTATAGAAAAAAAATTACAGATAAATTTATTGAAACAACAGAAGATGAATTAATTAAATTTTATAATAAACAACTAAAAACATCTATTAAAGAATTAACAAATGATATTATTGAATTAATTTTCGATGAAAATTATTAGTAAAATTATAAAAAATTGATTTAATTATTTTTATATATATAATAACATTAGCAATTAATGTTATTTATTAATCCTAAAATGATAGAACCAACTACTCTTTCTATAGGAATTTATATTATATCTAAAACACCAACTACATTACAAAATACACATAAATATTTTAATAGAAATCCTTTATTAGTTAAGAAAAAACTATGTAAATGGATATTAAGACATCATGAACCTTTAAGAGATACTATAATTGATGAATATAATGATCAATTATTATATATCGTAAATTTAATAAAAATAAATCCTTCAATATTTTTACTGTTATATATAATCGCATTATTAGTAATAATTATTTTTTGAATTATTTTATATTAAGAAAATAATTATATATTTACATAATTATTTTTTTATGATTTTAAAAATAATTTTTATTATTCTTATAATATATATTTTATATTTATTATATGAAAATGAAGATAATCAATCTTATTTAAGAACTATTGAAAAAGATGGTTTTGTTGTTATAACAAATCCTTTTAATAAACAAGAAGTTCTTAAACATTTACCAGAAGGATATATTTTTATTGATTATATATATGAAATTAGAGGATGTTCAATATCTACTTTTCATCGTGATATAACTTCTAGTAAATATATATTTAATACAACATATCCAGTTTATACATATATTATTTATCATAATACAGGAAAATTATTATCAATTGCTCCTAATAGTCATTTAACAACACCTTTTTTATGGAATAGAGCATATACAATAAGAGGTTTTGGAAATACAGGTATATTATTTGATTCAGATTTAATACATGCTGGATATTTTAATGAATTTGGTGAAAAAAGACATGCTTTACAATATAAAATATGTCATAGAGATGATTTATATAAATTAAATTATTTAATAGGTACAAATAAAATAAAAATTGGTAAATGTTATAGTAATTATTATTATGAATATTTTTTAAGAAAATTATCTTTAACATTTCCTTATATTTTTAATCATTTATTAACAAATTTATTACAGGAAAAACCAGAAAAAGATAGTATATTTGATTATTTAATTAGTAAATATTATATTGGTGATTTTTATCTAAATTAAATTGCTTCACAATCAACTCTTATTGGATTTATTTTTATTATATCTGGATTTTCAATTAATGATGATAATATAGAACTATCTAATCTATCTGTATAAGCATTATTTTTTTCAATAACTCTAGTTATATTCTCATTTTCTATCGGTATTGGTCTCGATTGATATATTTTATTTGGATTTCTTATCGGTTCAGCGCATTCATGAATATCTATTTGTTTATTTATTTGCATATTAATATCTGTTTTATCTACACCTTTTGATGTTCCTGCTCCTTTTGCTATATATTTACCAGCATTATTTTGTATTAATTCTCGTGTTCCATCAATTTCTTGATTATAATCAGCATCTCTATCTGTTGGTATATGTGTTACAGTACTTTTAAGAGTACCATTATATTGACAATGTGAATATTGTCTTTGTGTATTTTTAAAATTAACTTCTTTATTAATATAACCTCCTAATAAACTATTAATTATACCTGATATAAATCCATATTCATTATTATTATTACAAACTGTTGTTTCTTTAACTGTTCTTTTTGCTATTATTTTTGGATCATATGTATAAGTACTATAATATGTTTTATTATTTATATTTCTAGCAGTATCATATTCGGGTAAGGTTTGTCTTAATGTTGTTTTTGTTTTCATACCATTTTTATAATATCCAATATCTCTAACTTTAATATTACCATCATAATTATCATGTATTAAAGTTTCTTTAACAGTTGTTTTTTGATCATCGTATAAATCTGAATATGTTTCTTTTGAACCTGTTAAATTTAAATTTTCAGTATCATGAATAGTAGTTTCTTTAACTGTTGTTTTCGTATTATCATATAAAGCAGAATATGTTTCATCTGATCCACTTAAATTCAATTTGTCACTTTCACATATTGAAGTTTCTTTTGTTGTTTTTTTAGCATTATCATAAAGAGATGAATATGTTTCATCTGATCCACTTAAATTCAATTTATCACTTTCACATATTGAAGTTTCTTTTGTAGTTTTTTTAGTTTTATCATATAACGCTGAATAAGTTTCTTTTGATCCAGATAAATTAATATTTTCTGAATCATGTATAGTTGTTTCCTTTGTTGTAGTTTTAATATCATCATATAATCCTGAATAAGTTTCTTTTGATCCAGTTAAATTAAGATTTTCTGAATCATGTGATGTTGTTTCTTTAACAGTTGTTTTCATTATATGATTTACAGGATCATATGTAGTTTGTTTTTCAGGACTTTGTGGAATAGCATTACCATATATACGAGGATTATCTATAAAATATTCTTTAAAAGTTATTTTAATAGCATCTGTTACAGGTGCTATCATACCTTTAAATACCGAAGTAATATTAGCAATAGGAGTTTCTTTTTTAGATATTTCATGTTTTTCTGTATCATATACTAATATTGAATTTTTACCATAATTATCATCATTATTAAATTGTTCTATTTGATTTTTACCAGAACCATAATAATCAATATGTGTACCTATTCTAGATGTATCTTTAAGATTTTCAATTGGTCTTTCACTATCTTTTTTTAAATATGATAGTCCTTTAAACCAGTTATTTTCAGTTTGTGAATATGCTCTTTCTGGTCTATTTTTAGAAAAAGGTGTAACTTCTCCACGTTTATCTATAAGACTTTTCATTGGAGCTTGAATTGGAATTTCAAATATAGTATTACGTTGATCTGATTTAGGTCTTAATTCATCAATATCTCTAGGTTTAGCATAATTAAGAGTATCTGCTTGATGAAAACCACCACTACCTTCAGATGTGTATCCTTTATTTAAACCAGGACCAACTTTAATAGATTTAATAGGATTATAATTATTTTGAATATCTGTAATATTAGTTCTATCTCTTAAAAAATCACTATTATTATTCATACCTCTTATAAGACCATTGTCAGAAGTAGGTTCAAAAAAATTTTGAACTTCTGTTTTTTTTGTTTTATAATCGTTATATCCAAACTTTTCAAAAAAATTTTGATTATTTTCTAAATTTAAATTTTGTGTAACTCCTTTTCTTAAAAAAGGTTGCATATTTCCATGTTTAAAATTTTCAATTGGTATATTATTTCCAGTTAAACTTTTAATATTTTTTGATGGTATATCATTATATTCTGTTGTATTCATAAACATATCACTAGAAGCTGGTAAAGGAACAACGCCTGTTTTAAAAGGATTTTCAGCTTTTTTATAAGAATTATTTGCTAAATTTCTTTCATAATCTCTTGTTTTATTATAATAATCAGAATTATAAATATTATCCATTGATGGTATTTCATTTAATATATATTCCATTATTATTTTAATCTACAATAATATAATAAATTAAGAACTATATATAAAACCAAATTCTTGTGTATCTAAAGTATCGTCATCATTATCTTCTTCTTCTAATTTATATTCATTATCATCTTCTGGTTGATCATCATCTAAAGTTCTAATTTCTTTATTAACTTTAGATTCATTTTCATCATCATCATTAATATTTAAACCTATTTTTTTCATTTCTTTTATAATATCTTTTTCTTCTCTACTTTTTTTATTTAATGCTGCTATAATTTTATCTTTATTAGATTCTCTTATTTTATTAATATAATCTAATTGATCTTCTTGTGTAGGCATTGTACTTGTATTTATAATTTTAGTAATTTTTTCAACAATCGATGATGTTATTTTTAAAAATACTTCTTTAGAAATTTTATCATTTTTTGGTATTAATCTGATATTTTTATCTGTTATATTTGGATAAGCAGGTAAACATATACCTCTTATAACTATTATTGTAATTATTTGATTAATTTCTGTAATATTATCATCAGTTATAATAGATGATAATTTATCTAATTCTTTTATAGTTTCATTTATATTAGATATATATATTAAAGAATCTTTCTGTAAATTAATATATAATATATGAGAAATTGCTAATAAAATTTGTTTATAATTATTAAAATTATATTTTTTAGTTTTTATAATTTCATATAATTTTTTAGAAATAGCAGGTAAATAACCATCATAATGATTAGTATAAATTTCACGTAATTTAGATTTTATTATATTTATATTTTCAATATTTATAATTGTATTAGTATTTAATTTGAGTGATTCAAACCAATCATTTAAAGTTCCTGAATAAATATTATCATAACTAATATAATTATTAATTTCTTTAAACTCTATTATTTTTTTTTCTTTATGAGGTTTATCAATAAAAAATCTTTTATATCTTTTTTTATTTAATACTCGTTGATTAGCAAATATTTTTTTTGCTTTTAATATATCTTTTCTTTCTTTTATTATAAATGTATCTGCTGTAAAATTTTCATCTATTTGTTCTAAACAACATCCTAATAAATATTTATGAATTTTTTGATATTTAAATGAAGGCATATATATTAATGCTTCAATAAAAGAATTTAATAATTTATCTTTTAATTTATCATCTTTCTTTTTTAAAATTTCTATTAGATGTTTACCTGTTTCAAGTCCTTTATTTTCTTTCTTTTTTTTAATAGCTAATTTTTTAAAATTAGAAATATCTTCTTCATAATTTTTATTTAATTTTTCAATTATAATATTTTTATAATCTTTATCTATTTTATAATATTTATTATCATTTTCTGAAAATTCTTCATTAAAAACTTCTTTAAATATACATAATAAATAATAAATGATACCATCTTTTTTACTCATATCATAAGGTGCTCCATATTCATTCCATAATTCTATACATCCTAGATAACATTTTTCTCTAATAAATAAAAGATTATCAGATAATATATCATATTGTGTTAAGATAGCCCATTTACATATTGCTTCATAAATCATATCAATTATAATTTTGATATATTCGATATTAGCTTCTTTTATTTTTATATCTTCGTCTTCACTAGTTAATACATATTTAATTGTTTTAGATGCTAATTCTTTATAATAACTTTTATTATAATCACCTTTTATTGTATTTTTAATAATAATTTCTTTATCTGGAATACCACGATAAATATTAAAAAGATGTGTTGTTATTAATTCATAATTTATAGGTAATTTACTTAATTTATTCATTTTATTTATAAAAGGTAGTACTATTTTAAGAGCATCACTATATCCTTTTTCAAGATTATGATAATATTTATTAAATTCATTATATTTATCTTTCATATTATCTTCATCATCACTATCTAATTCATTAACATCATCATTTTCATCAATATAAACGGCGTTTTTTTTAAATTCATTTATAACTACAGGTGTACCTTGATAATCATTAATATCAGTACCTTTTTTAATTTCAGCTTCATCATGTTTAAAAGTAAAAGAAATATTAAAAATATCTTTATAAGCATTTAAAAGAATATTATATTTGTCTTCAATTTTAGTAAAAAGAGTATTAATTTCATTTAAATCTAAATTTAAAGTATTTTTCATAAAATTAATAGAATTATCAATTGATAAATTTTTTCTAACTTCTTTTATATTTTTAATAATTTCATCAATATTATCTTCTTTAATATTATCAATAAGATTTGATAAATCATTTATAATAGGAAAATATTCTGTATCAGTTTTTTCATCAGTATATGTTTTAATTAATTCTTCAAATTTTTTAGAAAAAGTCAATGTAATTTCAGATAATTTTTTTGAATTATTTAAAAATTCAAAAAAATAAAATCTATTATTTTTTATATTTACTGATTTTATTCCATTAATTTTTGAATATTTTGCTGGTAAATATTCTTCAGTTTTTATTTGTAATTCTAAATATTTTTTTAATTCATTAAATTCATCTATTTTAATTATATCTAAATCTGTATTAAATTTTTTAAATAAAGCGTTCATATTACCATAATGATATTCATCTTTATCTATTTTAGATAAAGGTAAGTCAATTTTATAATTATTTATTAATTCATCAAATGATTTATTATCTAAAGATTGTTTATATTCATATTTTATTTTATCTTTATCTGTAATTAAATGACTCGCGATTTTACAATTTAAATAATCATCATTTAATATAACAGGTTCATAATAATAAACACCTAAAATAGGAATATCTCTTTCATCATCTTTAAATAATATATATTTATCATTAGAATATTCATTTGTTAAATCAATTATAGTTTTAATTTTTGTAGAAGGATTAAATTTTATTTTAGTACTATCATTATCATAAATAAGAGGAAACCATATTTTATTTTTATTTTTTAAAGCTTCTTTAATAGGTTCTTTATTACTATTTTTAATAGTAGTAATAAATTCTTCAATATCAAAATTAATATTATCATCATCATCAAGATCTTTAAAATTATTTCTTTTAGCATCAGCAACAATTATAAAATTATTAGTATTAATTTTATTTTTTTTTTGTTCAATAATGGTAGTAAATAAATCTAAAAAATTATCTGCTTTAGATTTTGATTTTAAAAAATTAAAAAGATAGTTATAAATTTCTTCATTAGAAAAAGCAATAAAATTAGGATTTAATTTAATTATTTCATCAAGTGATACTATTTCATAATATTCAATTTCATCTAATTCTTCTTCTGCCATTTTCTATAATAAATGAAAATAAAAATAATTATACACAACTAGCTAAATTTCTATTACAATTTAAAACATAATTAGGATTATTATAAGAATATCCTGGAGCATAATTTGTATTATTTTGATTTAAAGTAGACCATTGTTTAAGATCATTTTCATTATTAGGAGAAATATTTTTAGGAAAAAATTTATCAAAATTATCTGGTTGTTCTATTAATGGAACATGATTATCTTTAGCAACCATTCTATAATTTATACCAATTCTATCAAAACTTTCAATTGCTTTATCTTGAGGATTCCAACATAAAGGATCAAAACGATTAATACCTGTTTCTTTTAAAGTACATGGTGGATTAGATAATCTACAACTTTCAGTAGGAGTATTACATTTTCTAATATCAGAATTAGTTTTTACAGTACATCCTGTTGATATATATGAATTAGGAGCATAAGAATCATTATTACATTTAGAATTTTTATAATTTAATCCAGATAATTCACTATTATCATCTATTGCTTTAGACATACTACATACATTATGACCATAATTTTGATATCTAACAAAAGGATCATTTGGTAGATATTGATTACAATCAGAACAATCATTATATGGAGAATTTAATTGATAAATGCCTGGAAAAATAGTTCTTTTTAATTCTTCTTGATAAGAACTATTATCATATTTTAATCTAGTATCATTAGGATTAAACATTATTTATTCTAATTCTAATAGAATAAAAATAAAAAAAACTTAACAATTATGTATTTTAATAGGAGGTGGTAATGGAACTGAACGATACATAATAGATTGACAACTTGGTAAATGATTCATATTTGTATTGATAGGCATAGTTTTATCATTATTTACTACATTATTTTCAGATGGAGTATATAAATTATTATAACATTTAGATAATATTCTTGTTTGTCCTCTTAATTCACTATCTAAATCAACTAAATTACCTTGTATATGAGAAACAGCAGTACCTCCAACGAAACCTAATTCGTGCATACATTTATCTTTATGTTCATATCTATATGGAGAAAGAATATGTCCTAATGTATTAACACTTGTTTGTAAATCTATTTTATAAGAACAAGTATCATATTTTGTTCTATTGAAACTCATAATTCTATTATAAATAAATATTAATATTTTTATTTAAAAATTGTTTCTATTAAAATTTTGTCTATTTATATATGAACGAGTATCTTCTCCTCCATTTGTCCATATAGGAACAATATTATCTGGATTTTGAATGTCTTTTAAACAATCTACTAATGGTACTGGTTGTTTTAATTGTAATTCCATTAATGATTTTCTACAAATACCAGAAGTTGTATCTGATCCAGATAATATATCTAATTCTTTTGATGTATCACCACTACATCCTTTTAATTGTGGCGCATCTGTAAAAATTCTTCTAGATAATTGAATTCTACATCTATCACGTGTAACTAAATTATCATTTTTAATAAGATCATTATAATTATCAATTAAACAAGAATCAGATAGACCATAACCAGGTCTACCTCTTAAATTAGGATGATCATACATAAATTGAGGAACTCTAACATCAGGAAATTTACAATCTAATAATTGACTAGATTTTTCATATGTATTATAATTAACAATTTTATCATTTTGATAATTTTTATAATCTTGCCAACAACTATCACTACACATATTATTTTGATAATCAAAATAGGTATTAGTCATAATCTAATAATAAATTACATAATATTATTATAACATTGTTCTCCATTATTTTCTTTACATGTAGGTTTTCTAAAATATAACCATTTACTAAATGATTCTTGATCATTAGGAATAGTAGTAGCAGGAACTGAATAAAACTGACGTTCTGAAAAATTTCGTTCATAAATATCAGTTACATCTTTATATACAGGTGTTTTAAAATAATTATTAATATCATTTATTATATTAATATCTTCAATATTACACGATTTTATATTATTTGTATTGTTAAAAATATTAGGATTCATAAAAGGATTATCTCTAGATGGTTTTACACAATAATTATTATCAATTATTCCAATATTATTTATATTTAATTTTTCTATAAATTTATTTTTATTATTTTTATTAAATAAATAAATATAATAAAGAAATATTAAAATAATAATAGCAAATAACATAAAACTAATATTTCTAAAAATTAATGTTGAAATAAATGCTACAAATAATATAAAATTTGCTATAATTAATAATTTTTGTTTAAATGTTATATTATTATAAGAATTAAAAAGAGTTATCATTATTCTATTATAATAACTACAATAAAAAGAAAATTATTAATTTATTTTTTTAATTTCTTTCTTAGTTCCTCTCTTTTTGCTAAATTTCTTAGTCCTTGTTTATTTATAGCTGTTTTTGTTTTTTTACCTCCTGGCTGTCCCATATTCATAGCACTCATCATTTTCATCATATCAGCCATATTAAAACCACTATTATCATTACTCTGTTGATTTCCAAACATTGATGGAATCATAGAAGCAAATTTCATTGCGTCTTTCATTATTGCTTCTTGATTTAATTCACCTGACGAAATTTTATCAGAAACTTTTGTACCAACTGTACTAAATAATTCACCTAATCCACTTTCTTGACTTGCTAATGCTTTAAAAATATCTCCATCATTATTACTAATAGTATCTTTTAATTTATTAATATCAACATCTTGTATAATTTCTTTAGCAATTTTACCAATAGTAGTATCTTTTAGATTTTCCATAGCATCATTAGTTGTATCTGATTTAACTTTATCAGTTTTCATAGTATTTAAACGATCAATAATCTTTTTAAATTCTTCATTATCTAAATCAACTTTATCATCAAAAGTTTGAAGAATTTTTAGTATAGTATTGGCACTATCATCACTCATATCATTTTTAAAAATATAAAATGTACTTAAATAATGATGACATAAGAAATTATCTCTAAGTAATTTTGAAATATCTCCAATAGAAATTTCTTTAAATATTTTAATATCTTTTACATTATCATTTTTAAGCCAATCATCACTTTCTTCTTTAGATAATTCTAAATAACTCTTCCAGAAATCTTCATTACATTGTTCTTTTAAATAATTAAGATATTCATCTGATGTTTTATCAAATTCTTTATAATGTTCTTTCATACTAGTCAATACTCTATTCGCCGTTGTACTATTATCTTTATGTTTTTTAGCAATATTTCTTACTTTTGTAAATAAATCATAATAATATTGATTAAAAATAACAATAGATGAACTCATATAAACTTATTTTTCTTTATATAAAGAATATAAATATATATCCTTAAATAATTTTTATTTTAAATTTTTAAATAGACTATCTCTTTCTTTTGTTAATTCTTCTAATGACGGTAATTTTCTACTATCTGATTTGGCAGCCATTGCTTTATATTCATCTTCTAAATTATTAGTATTGTTATTAGTATCAACTAAATCCCATCTATAAATTTTATCATTATTTATATTCATTGAATTTATATTATCATCATCTATATTACTAAAATTATCAGTTAATATACTACCTAAACTAAAAGCAGATGGTTCATCTGGTATTATTTCTTTATTTAAAGGGATAGGTGAACTAATAGAAGAATTATCACTATTAGTAGTATTAGTTTTTTCTCTAGTATTATTATTTGTAAATAAATAACCTCTATTAGGAAGAAGTAGATAATCAAATACTGCTTTACCATAAATTATTTCTTTTGATGGAATAAACATTAAAGCAGGAACATTAGTAATTTTATTTTTTAAAATATTTATTTTTGAATCTATACAAACTAATTTAATAGTTTTTTTAGTATCATGTTTTTTAATAGTTTCTAATAATATTGAACAATGTTGACAAGATAAACTATAAAATAAAATCATTTATTTTATTAATGATAAATTAAAAAATAAAAAAATGACATAAAAAATTATAGTTAATTAAATAAATAAGAAATAAATGTTTAGTAATTATGTTTTTGATAATAAAGCTAATAAACACTCATTTACTATTTCTAATACAGATTTAAGTATTATTAATACTATTAGAAGAATTATTTTAACAGAAATTCCTGTTGTGGGATTTTATGGTGAAGATAAAGATGAAGATTATACTATTGAAATTATTGTTAATACAGGTCCTTTACATAATGAATTTATGATACATAGAATTGGTTTAATTCCATTAAATATATCAGAAGAAATTACAGAAGAATATAATGATAATGATTATGAATTTGAATTAAATGTTGAAAATAAAACAAATGATATTATTAATATTACAACAGGTGATTTTTTAGGAACTTATAAAGATAAAAAATTATCTAAAACTGAACTTGATCATATTTTTCCTACTAATAATATCTCTAAAAATAAAATATTAATTACTCGATTAAGAGGCAATGAACATATTCATATTAAAGCAAAAGCTATTAAAAGAACAGGTAAATTAAATGCTAGTTTTTCTCCTGTATCTTTATCAAATTTCTATTATGAAATTGATACTAAAGAAGCAGATAAAAAAGATAATGTATTAGATAAAGAAAGAAGTTATTTTAAAGATGAATTTGGTGAACCAACAAAAATTAATTTTCAGATTGAATCTATTAATGCTCTTTCTTATAAATATTTATTTAAAAAAGCATTAGAAATTATTAATGAAAAATTAGAAAGTTTAATTATTAAACTTTTAGCAAAAGAAATTGAAATTAATAAAGTAGCAAATTGTGATAATTCGTTTGAATTTAAAATTTTAAATGAAGATGATACATTAGGTAATTTAATTCAATCTATCGTTCATAATAATTATATACGAACTAAAAATAATAAAAAATGTTCATATGTCGGTTATATCTGTCCTCATCCTTTAATTAGTGAATTATTAGTTAGATTTACATTAACTTCTAATGATGAAAATGAATTTTATGATTTCTTTGTTTATAATTGTAGAGAAATTATAAAAATAATTAATGAAATTAAAGAAGAATGGACTAAATTTACTATTTAATAAACACGATGTTTAAAATATACAACAACATTCATATTACAGTTATTAAAAAAATTATACATAATATAATCTTTTAAATTTATCGATGATGTTAGAATAAATGTTCTTTCTTTTTTATCCTCATTAATAACTGTATCATAATATTTAATTAAATAATATGGCGCATTATTATGATAAATGCTTTTAATAAATAAGTCTGTTTTTTCTTCTAGATTAGTATCTAGTTCTCCAGTTAAAATATATTCAAAATGCGACATTATTATATAATTATGTTGTCAAATCTTTAAGTAGTTTATTATAAATATTATAAGATATTTCAGAATTATTTCTTTTTTCATCTAAATCAAAAATGTAATCATTATTATCATATAAAATTGTTCTTTCAGGAATAAATTCTACAAAATTGTTATTTAAAGATGCTGAAATTACATTAGATTTTAATAAATCATTTTGAGGTATTACACCAATAACTTTTATTAAAATAAAATAATGTTTCAATGGAGAAGAAATAGCTATAATTTTAATATGACGTGCTAAAGGTTTATTATTTCTATATATTATTACATCTATATCAAGAATATACATATTTCCATCATCTATATTTTTTTTATATCTATTTAATGTTTTATCAATAATTTTAAAATTATCATTATTTTCCAATTTAAAAATATCATTATTTAAACCTTCTTCAAATTTATTAATAATATTATCATAGTAGGTTCTTAAAGAAGATAAATAAGAAATATCATCAGGTAATTTCCAACAACTCCAATTCATACCTTCTAATAATTTAATTTGTTTTTCTATATTATTTAATTTATAAATAATAGCAAATTTTTCATTTAATTCACTGTTATCATAATCATATATACTTAATTTTTCATTTTTAGCTTTTATATCATAAGGTAAACAAGAATATAATTTATTAAAATTTGTATTATAAATATTAGTATTAATATAATTTTTATCAGTAAAATATTCTATTTGTTTAGTTATAATAATGTAAAAAATAATAATTATTACAATAATAAAAATTATTTTAATAATTAACATTCTCTATAATTTATAAATTATATTTAATTTATAGAATATATAATTAATATGATACTAATACCTATATTATTTTATATTTTAATTATATTAATTATATTTATAATTAAACCGCCTATTTTATTTGATAAAAAAAATAAACTATTATCACTTGATTTTATATATCCTTTTATAGCAATTATATCATATTATTTATATTTATTGTTATTATTAATAATTAAAGAATAAAATTCATATTATAAATAAATGATAAAAGAATGGATAAAAACATCTTATAATAATTATAATAAATTATCATTTAATTCATGTATTTTTATATCAGGATATTCTGGAACAGGTAAATCATATTTAATTAATAATATTTCTAAAGAATTAGATTTATTTATAGTTAATATTAATTCAACAAATTGTTCATCTTCTGTACAATTATATGATTTATTATATAAATCATACGTGTCATCATTATTACAAATATTAACAAATAATAATCAAAAAAAAATCATAATTATAGATGATTTTGATATATTAATGGCTTTTGATAATACTATAAATTTAACATTATTTAATTTTATTAATAATAATACTAATAAATTAAAACATATACCTATAATATGTATAATAAATATTGAATTAGTAAAAAAAATAGGTGAAATTAAAAAAAAATGTAAAATATATCAAATTCCAACTTTATCGGAAATTGAATATTTTAATATATTATATGAATATAATAATAAATTATCATTTAATGAATCTATTGATATTATTATAAAATCAGATTATAATATAGCAAATGCTATTAAAATAGTAAAAAATATAAATTATAATAATACTGATGAATTATTAATTATAGATGATTTATATGGAAATAATTTTAATAGAAATAAATTTAAGGAAATTATATTAAAAGAACAATGGATTATTCCATTAAATTTTCATGAAAATTTAATAAGTGAAATTTTAAATAATAGAAAAGGAAATAAGAAACTAAAAGAAGATTTTTATAAAAAATTTATAAAAAATTTTTGTTATTTTGATGTATTAATGTTTAATAATAATGAAATAGGTATAGATATATTTATATCAACTACATATGGATTATATGATTTTTCAATAAAAAATAAAAAAGAAATATTAAACAATAATTTTACTAAAATGTTAAGTTATTTATCATTACAAAAAAAAAATAATAAAAATTCATATAAATCAAATTTTTCTTTAAATAATATAGGCAATTATCATTTATCTATTGTGAGTAAAAAATTTAATTATTAATTTATTATAATTAAATTAATAATGACTGAAGATAATATAATTAAAACAAAAACATATATATTAAAAGAATTGAATTATTTAAATAATTGGTTAAAATTCAGGAATCCAAAAAAAATAACAATTAGAGCAAATGATTTATTTGATGAATATAAATTATTAAAATCATCTGATTCTTCAGTTTTAAGAGAAAAAGTTGGAGAACATTTATTAAATAAAGTAAGTATGCTAAAAAAAATAATTGACGATAAAATTGATAATATAAATGTGTTTAATGATTTTATTAAAATAGTCAAAAAAGAATTTAATGATAATTCGGTTATTATGAAGAATATTGATGAGACTGTTAAATTACATAAACAATATATTAATGATTTAGAAAAAGGAAAAGATATTATAGCAAAAATTTAAATTAGAAGAAAATTTATTTATTATTATTAGATATAGAATATATTATGGAAAATACTACGCCATCAACTAATCCATTTAGTAGTTTTACTGAAGCTATAAATTCTGGTAATAATGTTATAACAAACACAAGTAGTTCACTAAAAGATCAATATGGAGACTATTTTAAAAATAATTATATATATATTGGATTAATAGCAGTTGTTGGTTTTTGTTTTTTAGTAGGATGGTTTTTATATAAAATAATTACTACAAAATTATTTTTACAAATTAGAGAAATATCTGAAGATACTAAAGTTCCCATTATTGGTACTGAAAAAAAAACATTTAAATTTGAATATGAACCTACTGGAAATGGTGAAAGACGTAGTTTTAGTTTTTGGATATATATACATGATATGAATAAATATGCGGATACTTATAAACGAGTATTGTGTATGTCTAAAAATGTAGATGAAACTAATTATGATAAATGCTCTCCTTATATATTTTTAGATAAAACTCAAAATCGTATGTATGTACGAATTGGGTCAAAAAATTCAAGTAATACTAATACATATACTAATATTACTGAAGGAAATCTTGATAATATTATGACTACAGGTATAACAATACCTTATATTCCATTACAACGATGGGTTCATGTAGCAATTGTATGTAATGCTAATTCTTATAAAAATTATATTTATGCTTATATTGATGGAGATTTAGTAAATACTACAAGTTCTAATGAAATTGATAGATATATTCCAAATTCTAGTAATAAGAAGAATTTAACAAATATGGATTTAAATGTTAGTAATGTATTAACAATAGGAGGTGCTCCGTCAGATTTAACAAATGGCAATGGTTTTTCTGGATTAGTATCTAAATTTACTACATTTAATTATGAATTAAATCAAAAAGATATATTTGATGATTATTATACAGGTCCTATTGGTGGATTTATGGCTAAATTAGGATTAGGTATGTATGGAATTAGAAGTCCAATCTATAAATTATAAATTATAATATATATAATTAAAATAGAAATGTTAAACACTATTATACAGATAATATTGGCTTTATTCTTAATATTAATAATGGCATTTATTGCTTATTCTATATATGATAATGAATATATTAAATCTATTAATATTTTTAATACAAATAAAAAAGAAACAAAAATATTTACAGGAGTATATTCATTTGATAAATCAGGAATTAGAGTTGAAACCGTTAATAAATTAAATCCTTATTATTTTGACTTAAATCCATCAATAAATCAAAACGGTGGTGCTGAATATTCATATAACTTTTGGTTATATTTTAACATAAATGATAAAAATGCTAATAATATTTTTACAACAGGAGGAGCTGAAGGTACTAGAACTGCTGATGCTAATTATATAGTATTATTTTATAGAGGTATTAGACAATTAATACCATATAAACAATTTAATTATTCATGTGATACTTTAGGACGCGATTTAAATCCCAAAAAATACATTCTTGTAAAAAATCCATTAGTTAAACTTAATAATAATGGTAAAGAACTAGTTATTGAATATAATAATTTAAATACACCTGATACATTTAATTCTACAGCTACGCCAATGAATTGTACAGCAGTATCTGCTTATGATAATAATAAAAATAAATTAGGAATAAAAAATATTGATACGAAAATGTACAATAAAGTATATAATATGATAACAATTGTTATGCAAGAAAGTCCTAGTAATGAAGATGTTTTATTTCAAAATAGAACAAATTGTAAAGTTTATTTTAATGGAACATTAATAGCTGATCGTTCAACATATAATAATGATATTATAAATGATACAAATTCTGTTAGAGTATCTACTACAATGAAAAAAAATATAGGTAATTTATATATAAATCCTAAAAGTCATTTTAAGAATTCTAATAGATCGGATTATTTAGGAGCTACTGATAAAGATAGTAATAGTAATAATGATATAGTTGAATTAACAGAATCAGATGGTATAACAAAAGATATTCCTTTAAAAATAGCTGATTTATCATATTTTAATTATGCTTTATCTATGGATGAAATACTTGTATTATATAATAAAGGATTTAAGAATGAATTAGCAGATATAATAATTAAAAATAACGCTGCTGTAAATAAGGATATAGTAATAGGAAAGAAGATTAATTTAGATATGTATAATGCTAATAATACAAATCTTCCAGTAGAATCTATTTAAATTTTATCAAATTATTAATAATTATAAAAATATTTATTAAATGGTTGCTGGACTAATACAATTGGCTACATCAGGAAGTCTTGATAGTTTTATTACTATTAATCCAAATATAAGTTATTATTTATTTGCTTATAAAAGACATACTAAATTTGCTTTAGAAACAAAATTATTAGATTTTGATAAGACTATAAATATAGATGGAATAAATAATCGTTATAGATGTAGTATTGATCCTAATATAGGAGATTTATTATCAAATTTATATTTTATATATACAATACCTGAAATATATTCAACAGATAATTATAGATTTAGATGGATTAAAAATTTTGGAACATTATTAATTAAAAGAGCAGTATTTTATATTGGATCAACTATAGTTGATAATATATCAGGTGAATATTTATTATTATCAAATGAATTATCTTTATTAGTTAAAGATAATTATGATGATATTACTGGAAATATAGAAGAAATGTATAATCCATCTATACCAATTCCTGTTATTAAAATAAATAATAATCGATTTGAAACGATGAGATATCCATATATAATTCCTGATAATATAAAACCATCAATATCTGGTAGAGAAATAATAATACCATTAAGTTTTAATTTTACAAAAAATCCATCATTATCTATATTATTAGCTAGACTTCAAAATAGAAAAGATATATATATAGAATTAGAAATAGAGGATATTGAAAATTTATATCAGGTATATTCTAAAGAATTAGATTTATATATTAGTCCAAAATATTATAATGAATTATATTCAAATCAAAAATCAATAAATATAAATGATTTTATCAGAACTTCAAATAAAGATTTAAAAGCTAGAATTGAAGGAACATTTGTATATTTAGATAATTATGAGAGAGGATTAATGATGATATCACCTGTTAAAAGTATATTATTAGAAAGAATATTTATATCAAATTTTGAAACATTAATATCAGGAAATAATTTACGAACAACGATTGAATTAATGGGAGCAAATCATCATACAAAAGAAATAATGTGGATATTGAGAAGAAGTGATTATAATAAATATAATGATAATTTTAATTTTACAAATAATATTCCTGAAAATATAAATAATCCAATTATATCAATGGCTAATATATATTTTAATGATAAAAATATAATGGAAGATAAACCTGAAAATTTCTTTGGAAAAATACAACCATATCAGTATCATTCAACTATACCAAAAAGAGGTATATATATATATTCATTTGGTTTATATCCTGAAAAATGGCAACCATCAGGTAGTTATAATGGGGCTAATGTAAAAACTTATTTATATGTATATGTAAAACCGGCAAATAATGATGTAATAAATAATAAATTAATAAAATTTAATAAAAACATTTATAATTATGATTATTTAATAAGATATTTTGTAAAAAGTTATAATGTATTAGAATATATTGGTGGTAATGTTGGAATTAAATATGCTTAATTATTTTTATATTTATAAATAATAATAAATATGGATTTAACATTATTTATAATGATAGTCTTATTAATAATTACAATATTATATGGTATTAATATATTAAAAGATGTTAAACATGATATTAAATCAATTAAAGGTGATGATGATAATAATAATGAAGAAGATGATATAATAAATTATATAAAAAATAGTCTAGAATATTTAAAGAATTTATTATAATATTTAAGAAGTAAATGAATAATTATTAATAATTATATATATGCCAAGAAAAAAAGTAGTAACAGATGTTGTTATAAAAAAACAAAATAAAAAAAATATAATAGATTCTATGATTAAAGATAATGAAAATAATGAAGAAGATATAATTCTTCAATTACCTATATCTCAAAATAAAGTTTATAATATTATAAATAATATTAGTGATACTAAAATACTTGAACCAACACCATATGAAAATACATGTTATTTTACAAATGATTCTGAAAATATATCATGTGAAAATGAATATTATCAAACAAATACTTTTAATAAAAATATTTCATGTTGTTATTGGTGTTGTCATTCAATAGATAATAATTATGGTATGCCTTATAATTATGACACTATAAATGATACATTTTATACATTAGGATCATTTTGTTCTCTTCAATGTGCTAATGCTTATAATTTTTCAACAAATTCAGGAAGTGATAAAGTATGGGAAATTAATAGTTGGATACAAATGATAGCAAGAAGATTTGGAATTAATAATATTATAAGACCAGCACCTTGTAGATATTTATTAAAAATGTTTGGTGGTAATTTATCTATAGAAGAATTTAGAGAAGCTCATATTAATACCGATAAAACATATATTCTTAATATTCCTCCTATGATTTCTATATGTTCTACCAGTGAAGTTATAAATACTTCTTATCTAAATAAAAAAAAATGATTTAAAGATTATAATTCTTTATATATCGTAATTAAATCAATTTAAAGAAATGACGGATATCTATTTTACTCCATATAAGGTAAGTACAATTACATGTAATGTTGATATAGGAGTAAATATTGATTTAATTACATTATATGAAAATTTTATGATAGGAGATAAATCAAATTTTGTATGGATATATTATCCTAAAATTATGGATAAGGATAATAAACGAGGAGAATATCCTAAAAAAAAGAGAAATGTAAAAAATTCTGTAACAAAAAAAACGTCATTTGATAATCAAGTAACAGTATTATATAAAAGTGATAATTATCCTAATTTGAAGATATTTAAAAATGGTAATATTCAATTAACAGGAGTTAAAGATGAAAATAATGTAGAAATGATTGTTCAACAAATTATTAAAGAAATAAAAAGAATATATGAATTAAACCCTGAAATATCAAACACTGATGATTTTATAAATAAAATAGGCTTCTATAATTTTCATATTAGAATGATAAATACTGATTTTAAAACATATGGTGATATTAATCATACTGAAAAATTCTTAATTAGAAGAAAAGTATTACATAAATTATTAATAAGTGATTTATATAATAATAAATGTAGTTTTGAACCTGGTAAATATCATGGAGTTAAATTAGAATTTTTCTGGAATAAATGTAAAGAAAAACAAAATGGTTTATGTACATGTACAGATTATTGTTTTGGAAAAGGTAGTGGAGATGGTAATAAAAATTGTAAAAAAATAACAGTTGCTATATTTGAAAGTGGTAGTGTATTAATTACAGGAGGAGTTTCATTTTCACAAATAGAAGATGCTTATAAATATATAACAAATATATTTAGAACACATAAAGAAGAAATAAGAAAAACAGATTTAAATAATTTATTAATTTAAAGTAATAATTTCATCTATTTTTTTTAAGATATTATCAAAATCGGAGATTATATCATTTTTATAATATAATTTAATATCTGTTTTATTTAAAATAATAAATTTTAATTTAAATGATAATGTATTATCTTTTAATTTTAATAATCTAGTACATATTAATTTATCATTAATATCATCATAATAGTCATCATAAATATCTTCAATATAAATATTATTTTTAATTACTTTTTTTTGTAAATAAATATCAATATATTCAATTGTTTTATAATCAAATAATTCAAATAAAATTAATTGAATATCATTATAATTATCATATTTATTTTTTCCAATAATTAATTCAATTTTATTATCTTCTTCATAATCAATAGGAAAATATTCATTAAAAATTAATAAATTATCATAATATTTATATTTATAAGTATTATAATTATCATTATATTTAATTGATAATTTGATACTATCTTTAGGAACAATTTTTTTAATAAATAATCTAATATCGTCCATTAATTATATTATTATTAATAATAAAATTTATCATTTTTTATTTAAATATTTAAATATATGATATAGTTAAAAAATAATATGAGTTATATTCGTAATATTTGGTATAATTTATTAGCAATCAAAAATAATATAATAATTAATTTTATATTAATAGGAAATATTATATATCCAAGTTATTTTAATGATATACTCCTTAAATATAAAAATAAAGGTGATGATTATTATAAATATATTTTTTTATTAAATATAAATAATAAAATATTTAAAAAATATAATATTGATATTTTAGATAAAGGCATAGAATTGTATAATAAATTTAAAACATTATCATTAACTAATAATAACGATGATAATATAAGTGAAATTAGTGATATGAGTGAAATTAGTGATATAGATTAAATATAGATAATTTCATGACATAATCCTAATTCTTTGGCTTTATTAGCATCTATTATCATAAATTTTTTATCAATATTATTAATATATTCATTTGTCATTTTAGATTTAGTTTTTAGAATTTCTTTAATTTTTTTTAAAATAAGTTTTGTATTTTTAATATTATCATCTAATAATATACTATAATTATAAAATGAATATAATAGATTACATATAATATAACAATGAGAATACATTATAATTTTATTACAATGTAAAATTGGAAGTAAATTTTCTATACTTATAGGAACATCAATAATACCATATTTATAACTACTAATTCTTTTTATTTTTGGTATTAAATTAAATGAATTAAATATCATATACATATTATTTTTATCATCATCATCTTTATTTTCTGTATCAGTACAATTATTAAATGTAGTATAAATAATAGTAGGATATTTAGTATTTATTTTATTAATATTATTATTAATTTCTTCATTTTTCATATTACAAGAAATAATTAAATTATTAATATTTGTAGAACTATTTAATAATTTTAAAATATTTATTTTAGTATTTTCTTTATTAATACTATTATAATCAATTATTCTATCTACAATACCTTTTTTTAAACAATATATAGAATCTAATAATAAATTGTGTTCTAATAAATCATGTAATTCTTCTTTTTTAAATAAAGTTTTTTTTAAATATAAATTAATAATATTTTTAAAATAACTATCTATTTTATTTATATAATTCAATATTTTTTGTCTACCATCATTTAAATATCCTGTTATTCTATATTCATGTAATAAACAATATGAATATTTATTCATTATTCTATAAGGACTGTTAATCAATAATAGAGTGGCTATAGAAAAACAGTAATTATCTACTATAGTTGCTATAGGAACATTACTTATTTTAAAAATAGTTAATAATTTTAATCCATCTTGAAGAATACCACCCATAGAACTAATATGAATTAATATTGGTTTAGGATTTGGTTCTATATTAATATTTCTTATATCTTCAATTAATTTATCTATTTTAGAAGAATCAATATCTCCTGAGATATATAAATGATTAATTTTATCAGAATAAAAATCAGAATCATGTAAATTTTTAAAAAAATTTATAGATGCTTCTTCCATTTTCTATAATTATATATATTTTAAAAAATATATTTAAAGATTTACGATTATTATTTATTAAAAAAATAATATTATATGTCAAAAGAAGATACTGTGATTTTAGGTGCTGATATCGGTACAACAAATTCATGTTGTTGTTTATATATTAATGACCGTGTTGAAGTAATACCTGATTTTCAAACAGGATCACGAACTATTCCATCATATATTACATTTACAGATGATGAAAAATTAGTAGGAGATGCTGCTAAAAATATTGCTACAATGTATCCAAAAACAACATTGTATGATATTAAACGTCTTATTGGTAGAAAATATAGTGATAAAATTGTTCAAGATGATAAAAAACTATGGTCTTTTGATGTAGAAGGTGATAGTAATGATAAACCGTATGTGAGTCTTGAATATAAAGATGAAAAGAAAAAACTGTATCCTGAAGAAATCTCGGCAATGATTATTTCACGACTCAAAGAAACAGCTGAAGCATATCTTGGTCATGCTGTAAAAAGAATTGTAGTAACTGTTCCTGCTTATTTTAATGATAGTCAAAGACAGGCAACAAAAGATGCTTGTATTATTGCTGGTATGATTCCTGAAAGAGTTATTAATGAACCTACAGCAGCAGCTCTTGCTTATGGTCTTGATAAAAAATCAGATAAAGAAATGAATATTTTAATTTTTGATGAAGGTGGCGGTACTCATGATATTTCTATTCTTACAATTGATGGAGGTATCTTTGAAGTAAAAGCAACTGCTGGAGATACTCATCTTGGAGGTTCAGATCTTGATAATCTAATTGTTGATTATTTGTGTGATGATATTAAAAAGAAACATAAGAAAGATGTTAAATCAAATCCAAGATCACTAAAACGACTAAATATTGCTGCTGAAAAGGCTAAAAAGAATTTATCTACAGCAACTTCAACAACAATTGAAGTAGAATCATTGATTGATGGAATTGATTATTCTACAGTACTAAGTAGAGCTAAATTTGAACAATTGGCTGATAGTTTTTTTCAAAGATCAATGGAACCATTGTCTAGAGTTCTAAGTGATGCTAAATTGTCAAAAAATGATATTGATGAAATTGTATTAGTTGGTGGAACTACTAGAATCCCTAAAATTCAAGAAATGTTATCAGCTTATTTTAATGGTAAACCACTAAATAAATCACTAAATCCAGATGAAGCTGTAGCAATGGGTGCTGCTATTCAAGCTGCTATTTTATCTGGTGGAAATAATTCAAAAACCAATGATCTTTTACTCTTAGATGTGGCACCTCTTTCACTAGGTATTGAAACATCTGGTGGAGTAATGACTAAAATCATTGAAAGAAATACAACAATTCCAACTAAAAAATCACAGACATTTTCAACATATTCTGATAATCAACCAGCTGTAGATATTAAAATTTATGAAGGAGAACGAGCATTAGTTAAGGATAATAATCTACTGGGATCATTTAATCTAAGTGGTATTCCTCCAATGCCTAGAGGACAACCTAAAATTACAATTGATTTATCAGTAGATGCTAATGGTATTCTAGAAGTAACAGCTAAAGAAGAAAGCACCGGAAAAACAAATAACATTAAGATTACAAATGATAAAGGACGACTATCACAAGAACAAATTGATGAAATGATTAAAACGGCAGAAAAATTTAAGAAAGAAGATGAAATTCAAAAAGAAATTATTGAAAGTAAAAATGATCTAGAAAATTATTTATATGGAGTTAAAAATTCATTATCTACAAAAGCAGAAGGAGCACCACCTAATTTTGACGAGGTTAAAGCAGAAATTGATCCAATTGTAGATGAAGGATTAAAATGGTTTGAAGAAAATACAAAAGCAACAGTAGATGAATATAAAAATAAGAGAAAAGAATTAGTAGATAAGATTCAGCCTCTACTAATGAAACTTCAAGGTAATATGGAAATGCCTCCTAATTTTGATCCAAGTATGTTTTCTCAAAAACCACCTGAAACAGAACCAGAAACTAAAGAAGATAATATTGATGACTTAGATTAAATTTATTTTTTTATTAATATTAATAGTTTATCATTATCCCAACCGGGAGATTTTCTATAAATATGATCTAATGTACAAAAATAATAATCTTCAAAATTATTTAATATATTTTTTAATTTATCGTAATAATCATTTTCATTATATGATAAAAATATATCCTCAATAATTAATATTCCTCCAGGTTTTAAATATTTATAAGTATTTTCTATTATATTTATTTGATCTTCTAATTGATGAGTACTATCATCAATTATAATATCAAATTGTTTATCTATTTTATCAAAAACATCAATTATTTGATTTTTATTTTTTATATCTAGAATATTTAATATAATTCTATCTGATTCATAGTTATTTGTAAAATCTATTAAATATTTTTCATTATTATCAAATCCATAAATTGTAGAATTTTTAAAATATTCTTCCCACATTCTTAAAGAAGCTCCTTTATATATACCTATTTCACCTATTATTAATTTTTCATCTTTTTTATTTTTAAATAATTCATCATAATATAATGTATAAGGATGACAATGATCATTCATATAATTTTGTGAAGATTTATCTGTATTATATTTTTTACCTATTTCACATAATTCACATTTTTTATCATTATAATTTATTTTATATGATTTCATTTAGTTTATTAAATTAAAAGAAAAATAAAATTATTTATTATCCGTAGATCCAAACCCTCCTTCATTTCTTTTTGTCGTATTTAAATCTTTTTCACTTACTTCCTCTAGATTTACATATTCCTGTTTTTTAATTATTAATTGACAACATTTAAATGGATAAGTAATATCAATAGCATCATCTGCTATTTTAGTAAGAGCAATATATAAATTACCTCTATAACTATTATCAATAATACCTACACTATTACTTAAAATATATCCAGATTTACTAATTGAACTTCTTGCTACAATTTCAGCATAATATCCAAATTCTAATTGAATTTTAATTCCAGTATCATATAAACCTGTTCTTGAATTATAATCTTTAACTTTATTAATAATACTTAAATCATATCCGACATCACTCCAATTTTCTTTTGAAGGAATCTCCGCATTTTCATTTACTCTAATAAAACAACATCTAGGTAAAGATAAATTATAATTAGCAACTTTAATAGAATAACTATCATTATTAATTTTATTATAAATTTTTCCTAAAAAATCAGTACTAGAACATCCATACATATATGTTAAATATCCATCAATTACAATATATGGAATAGTCATAAAATCACCAATCTTATGACTATTTTCATTTTCTTTAATTAATACATTATCTGTTTCAGTATCATTTGTAATATAATTATATTCATATAATCCTCTGATGTATTCATATTTTAAATTATCTGACCATTTATCAAAATTTTTATTATTTTCATCAATATCTTTTAAAAGATCATCATTTAAAATTGTCATTGAAATAGTTTCAGTTTTTTCATCATAGAAAATATCAACAATATTTTTAAATAATTCTAATGTTTTTTTATCATCATCAATACAAATATCTGAAAATTCATAACAATTTTTAGCATATGCTGAATGTGTATTTTTAATATAATTAAAAAATCCTAAACAATATGCTTTTTCATTTGTATCAATTAAATTTAAATAAGAAGATGTCATACTTTAATTATTTTATTATTAAATAATTCTTAAATATAAATTTTAATCAAGAGGACTATCTGTTATAGTAATTCCACAATATTCTACATTTTTTAATTTGAAATCTTGTTTTTTATATATTCCTATATTTATACTTTCTTCTAATATCCATTTAAAATTACTCCAGAATTCTTCTGTATGACCTATTGATATTGAACATACATGTGCCATTTCATGAAGAACTACAAACATCATAGTATTTAAATCCATTAATTTATTATTAGTTCTTAAACATAATACAATCTGTTCTCCTTTATTTATAGAATAACTTGTATATTTAGGATCATCTATACCTTCTTTAAGTCTATCCGGATTAAAATTACTTTTAAATCTTTCAATTCTATCATCCCTTGGATACGTTTTAATTAGATGATTTACTAATAATACTAATTTTTCTCTTATTTTTGCTATTAGATCAGCTGCTTCTTGAGCATCATCTTTTACTTGTACTTCATATTTTCTATTATCAATAGTAGATACAACTTTTTCTATTTTAGAATGATAATGATATTGATATAATAAAAATATAAATATAATAAAAAGACCTATTATTAAAAAACCTTGAATTCCTATTTCCATTCTATAAGATAATAATAAAAATTGATTTTATTTAATATAAAAATTAAAAATATATAAATATTATGAATATATTTCCTAGATCTGAAATTGATGAATTAACTACTACTGATAATGAAATTTTAATACAAATTACAGATTGGTTTACTCCTGATAATGATAAAAATAAGATGGATTATGAATCTAGTGATAAATATACTATATATATTTATGGTACAACTGATAATAATATTACAGTATGTGCCAAAGTAATTAATTATAAACCATTCTTTTATGTAAAACCTCCTAAAGAATGGCAAGAATTGGATTCTAGAAAATTTAAAGAAAAAGTTAGCGAATTAGAAAGAAAATTATTAGAAGATACTTATGAAAGTAAATTTAAAGGTAAAACATATACTAATAGAATTATACCAAATAATAATAGAGAATATTATGAAAATATTGAAATTGTAAATAAAAAAGATTTTTGGGGATTTACTAATAATAAAAATTTTAAATTTCTTAAAATTGTTGTTAGTTCAATGAAATTATATAATAATTTAAAATATTATTTTCAATCAGATCAACCGATTAAAGAAGGATTTACTTTATATGAAAGTAATATTGAACCTTTTCTTAAATTTATTCATATTAAAAATTTAAAACCATGTGGTTGGATTAATATTAAAAATTATACATTAGATGATGCTCCAGATACTATATGTAATTATAATATAACGGTTGATTGGAATAATATAGAATCTGTAAATATTAATAAAATAGCTCCTTTAATTATTGCCTCTTTTGATATTGAATGTACTAGTTCTCATGGTGATTTTCCAGTAGCAATTAAAAATTATAAAAAATTAGCACAAGATTTAGTATATTTAACTAAAGCTAATTTATTAGATTATAAAAAAATCATTGATTATATTTATAATGCTTATACTGATGATGTTATTATAAATGATTTTTATAAAATTCATAGATTATATTCAAAAAAACCAGTAGATATTAAAATTAAAGATAAATTAAGAGAAAATTTAGAAGGTATTAAATTTATTTTAAATAAAATTAATGAATTAAAAATAGATGATATTGAAGAAGATGATGAAGACGAATTAGATGATGAAGATATTAAGTCAAAAAAATTAACAAGTAAAGAATTTAATGAAATAGAAGAAATATTAAATAAAAAATTAACAGATATTCTTCCTGAATTAGAAGGTGATAAAATTATTCAAATTGGTACCACTGTTCATAAATTTGGTTCTGATGAAATTGTCTATAAAAAAATTATTACATTGAATTCATGTGATTTAATTGAAAATGCTGATGTTGTATGTTGTAATACAGAAGATGAATTATTAATGAATTGGAAAAGATTATTAAATACTATAAATCCAGATATTTTAACAGGATATAATATTTGGGGTTTTGATATTGAATATATATGGAATAGAACAAAAGAATTAAAAATTAATGAAAAATTTAGTATCGGATTAGGTAGAATTAGAAATAGACAAGTTTCATTAATTGAACAAAAATTATCATCATCAGCATTAGGTGATAATATATTTAAATTATTTGATATAGAAGGAATTATTTGTATTGATTTATTTAAAGTTATTCAAAAAGATTATAAATTAGATAGTTATAAATTAGATAATGTAGCAGCAATTTATGTTAATGAAAAGAAAGATGATTTAAAACCTAAAGAATTATTTGAAAAATTTAAGGGTAATTCTAATGATAGATGTATTATTGCTAAATATTGTATTCAAGATTGTGCTCTAGTTAATAAACTTATTCATAAATTAAAAATTCTTGAAAATAATATTGGAATGGGTAATGTTTGTTTAGTTCCTTTAAGTTATTTATTTAGAAGAGGACAAGGTATTAAAATATTTTCATTAATTGCCAATGAATGTATGAAAAAAGATTATTTAATTCCAGTAATTAAAAATTTTATAAGTGATGAAGATGTTGACGGTTATGAAGGCGCGATTGTATTAGAACCTAAACAAGGAATTTATTTAGATGTTCCTATTGTAGTATTTGATTATGGTTCATTATATCCGTCATCTATGATTTGTAGAAATTTATCACATGATACATATGTTATTGATAAAAGTTATATGGATATTAAAGATGAAAATGTAGAAATAGTTAAAGTAAGTTATGATTTATATGAAGGTTTAGGTGATAAAAAAAGTAAAATAGGTGTTAAAGATTGTTATTTTGCGAATTATAAAGATGGTAAAAAAGGTATTATTCCAAATATTTTAGATATGTTATTAAATGAACGAAAAAATACAAGAAAAAAAATAGAATATATTACTATTATTAAAAATGATGGTAATACTATCTCCGGATTTCCAGAAGAAAATGATAATGAAATAATTTTAACAAATATTGAATTAAATACTAAAATAAAAATTTTAAAATCTGATATTAAAAACAAAATAAATACTTATAATAAATTTGAATGTGCTGTATTTGATGCTTTACAAAATGCTTATAAACTTACAGCTAATTCATTATATGGACAAATTGGTGCTAGAACTTCACCAATTTATTTAAAAGATATCGCGGCATGTACTACATCTACGGGCAGAGAAATGATAATGATAGCAAAAAATTTTGTAGAAACAAATTATGATGCTGAAGTAATATATGGAGATACAGATTCTATTTTCTGTAAATTCAGATTAAAAGATAGTGATGGAACTGAATTATATGGAAAAGAATCATTAAAATATGCTATTAAAATAGGTGAAGAAGTAGAATTAAAAATAAAAAAACATCTACCTTATCCACAAAAATTAAATTATGAAAAATGTTTATATCCTTTCATATTATTCTCTAAAAAAAGATATGTTGGAAATTTATATGAAAAAGATGATGTTAATTATAAACAAAAATCTATGGGTATAGTATTAAAAAGAAGAGATAATGCTAATATTGTAAAAAAAGTATTTGGAGGAATTATAAATATTATTCTAAATTCACAAGATTTAGAATTATCTCTGAAATTTTTAAAAGAAGAATTAGAAGATTTGGTTTTAGGTAAAACAGATTTAAAAGATTTAATATTATCTAAAACTTTAAAAGGATATTATAAAGATCCTACTAAAATTGCCCATAAAGTTTTAGCAGATAGAATAACTTTAAGAGATGTTGGAAATAAACCAGCAGTAAATGATAGAATTCAATATATTTATATTAAAAATAAAGATGGTAAATTACAAGGAGATAAAATAGAAACTCCTGAATATATTATTGAAAATAAATTAGAACCTGATTATCTTCATTATATTACTAATCAAATTATGAAACCTGTTTTACAATTATATGTATTATGTTTAACTGAATTAAGTTATTATAATGAAATACCAGATTATTGGGAAAAAATAGAAGAAGAATTAAAACTTAAAGAAATGTATAAAGATGATAGAAGAAGAGCAAATAGATTAGAAAGTTTAAAATTACGAAAAGTTCAAGAATTATTATTTGATGAATTTATAAGTAAACTTCAAGAACCAAAAGTTAGAAAATCTACTAAAAAAGAAATAGTAAATACTAAAAAGGAACCATTGGAAACTAAAAAGGAATCATTAGAAACTAAAAGTAGAATATTGGAAGGTAATATTAGAATTATAGATAGTAAAGTAAAAAAAGCATTAACATGTAATATTGAAATTAAAAATAATACTAAAATCATTTATAAAGATGAAAAAATAATAACTGATGAAAAAATAACAAAAGATAAATTGTTAAAAAAGGTTTTAATTGAAATATATGATAAATATAAAGAAGAAGATTATAAAATTAATATTAAAATTAATTATAAACAATTTATAAAAGATTATAATACTATAATTGCTAAATATGAAGAATTATCAAAAATGAAAGAATTAAATAAAACTGATGTAAGTATTATTAAAAATTATAATCAAATTATTAAAAATGAAGAATTTATTAAAATAAAAAATAATATAAAATTATTAGAATAATATGGGAAATGGTAATTCAGGTCCTTCTTATATAGATCCTATAACTGTTTCTTCATATGATCCGCCAAATATCAAAAAAAAAGACTTAGTATATATTTCAGAAACATTTAGAGGAACTAGAATATATAATACTAATAAAAGTTCTATTAATTTAATTATGTTTATATTTATATTTTTAATGATTTTATTTATCATATATTTTTATTCTATATCATAAAAAATATATAAGGATAATTTTATTATATATAATTGTATGGGATTGTAGTTCAATGGTTAGAATATAGCTCTTATGAAGCTAAGACCCGAGTTCAATTCTCGGCAATCCTACACATTATTTTTTTAATTATAATTTATAACAAAAATAAATTATAATCAATATAATCAATATAATCAATATAATCAATATAATCAATATAATCAATATAATCAATATAATCAATATAATCAATATAATCAATATAATCAATATAATCAATATAATCAATATAATCAATATAATCAAT